ACTCCGCCAATGCCTTATGGTTGCCTGTCCACGCCGCCGCAATCCCTTTACCCAGGTTGTACAGCAGTTCCCGCCGTGTTAATTCTTTGGGGTACTTTGCTTGCCCCTTGATTTCTTCCCGCAGAAATTTGACCGTTTCTTTCAAGCCTTCCACTTCGGAGGTTTCCTGTACCGTGATAGTCTCCAATGTTTTGACTATCCCCTCAAGTATTAACTCCTTTTCCTGAAAATACGCCGTTGCGGTTTCGGTGTTGGTGAAACCTGTCAACTCGATTTTCTTCATTGCGGCAAGTTGTTTTTTAACCGCTTCAAGTTCTACATTACCCATAATGCGCTCCTATAAATTATTGATTAAGCCGCTCCAAAAATGGGCGGCAGTATTCCCCTCAACATTCATCATTCCTAATCCATCATTGCTTTTTGCCAAAGCGTTGGGCTTTACTAAAGCCCACGGATTAGCGGGAACATTGCAAATAGAGAATTCAAGTAATTCCTGTTTACGAAAAATAAGTGTTGTACCGTCCTTACTGTCAGCAACAGACGGTATTTCTATTTCGACAGCACGGAACCCCACCGAGCCGGCACGGATAACCCCCGCCTTTACCCGCTCCCCAATGCCCCAACCAAAGGGGTCGTATTCCTTATCATTGAAAATAACAAGCCCATGCAAGCCTTGTTCATCAACGGTCAAACCCTCGATTTTCCCAATCGCCGGAATATCAAACCTGTGCGCCCATTCAACAATGGGATTTCTCAAATAACGCTTGAAATCCCACCCTTGCGGGTCGATACGCTCACCGTATCTATCGAGGTCATAAGTCGAAAGTGTCCAGGAGTAGCCCTGTACCCCCTCCGTTTCTGTTAGTTGAAATGGAACATTCGCAATCAGTTCCACATCACCCGTAATTTTTTGGATACCCGCCGACTTTTTAGACACCCCTAAAAAATCCAACAGCGCCAAAGTATCCCCAGTATGAAATTCACCTTTTTTTGTTCTTACTAACATAATCCCTCCTCTGCCTTTGGCGGCATGGACGCCGCTGTATCCAATGTTATGAAGTTTTTACAAAGTAAAAACTTCAAGCAAGAAAAACGGCATGGACGCCGTTTTTCTTGCACTCCGCTTTTCGTTCTGATAATCATAATTTCCCCCTATTCCATATTTCCATAAACTTTGTTATAGATTTCTTGTATCTTTTGATTAGTCTGGTTTTTAATCACCGCCCATTCAGGCAGTTTCAATTTTTTATGTTTGCAGTATGATGTTAAATCATCTTTGTTCACTAATCCGCTTGTCCATGCGTAAGAGATTAGTTCTTCTTGTTTATGAACATGAAAAATATCGAACATAGCTTTCAAAGTGTTGTCAATAGTTTTTCTTGTTACATTCATTTCACGGGCTATATCTTCAACAATCAAACCGCTGCACAATAAAATAAGGCACTCAAATTGTCTTTTAGAAACATAACTTTTTGTTTCAGGCCATTCGGGAAATAAATCTATAATACTTTGTACTACAGGCGATATATACTCTTTGCCATTTTTTATAGCCTGTAATCCCTTGTTAAATTCTTCTAAACCGTCAGCCCATAAATGCAGACAAGATTTAGCCCCGTACCATATAAACCATGCCGCAAGTGTTAAAGGAAAATTACTAACTGCGACAGCGGCGATATTCAATTTTGGAAATCTTTTATGTATTTCCCCCACGCTGAAAGGTGTAGCCGCCTGGTTAAAATCACTGTCAATCAACATAATTCGAGGATTTAATTCTTCAATCTTTTTATTCAATTCATTCCTTTCTAATCCCATTACACTTACATTATAAAAACCAACATTTATTAAATGACGCTTGATATTTGGATAGAGGATTTTTGCCCTGCTAATAACCAAAGTACCGCCTGTCATAATTATTCCCCTTTCATCCCCTTATTATTGGAATGAGAGGTAGGAATTAAATTTTGTGGTCTATACCACAAATCGCCCCAGGGCTTCAAATCCTTGCCACGTTCTTTAAGCACATCATTGATAGTCTTTAAACCTGCGTTTATCTCCGCTATATCTCTTTTACTTTGTTGGTCTTCGGACTCCTGCAACTCTGGTATATCCCAAAGGTCAAAAACACCACGCTCTTTCAGGTTAAACCGCATAAAAAACTGACTTTCTAGAATTTGCTCATACTGTCGGAGAATGGGTATCAGCGTATATGTCCAGAATGCACTATGTTGCTCTGCGGTATCTTTGCCCGACAATGCCGTTGACCTATCGCTTATATTTGCTACTCGTGGCGGTATACCGTATTTAGCTAATATCGTGTAAAGGTTCCATCTTTTCAGTTCAAAAAGTTTTATTACTTCCGGCGTAAATGATAGAGGTTCAAAATTAGTACCCTTGCCAAGTACCGCAATTTTTCTGCCGGACTTAACATTCCCGTATTTACTTTCCCAACGCCGCTCAAGTTGGTCGGCTTCCTCTGGTCGTAAGGTTTGTTCAGTTTTTAATATACCTTGAGGAATAGCATTATTGCGGAGTAGTTGGCTGTTAGCTTTATTGGCATAATAATCTTGCTCAAGTTCAAGCGCCAACGCCGCCAGCGGATTTATACCACGGACAGGATTGTAGGGGTTCCAGTCCCTAAAATGTATTATTTCATCGGATAAAATAGGGATAATTTCAGTACCAGAATAGTAGAACCAGCGGCGAGGTTTGGTAAATTCGCAGTCAATACCGCTCCGCAGTTCCCCTTCATGGTGTAATTTTCGGGGGTTCAATACATATAGTTCTTGAGGGATACCGCCGGAGTAATCCGCTCCAAACCACCAAAAAGCCTCACCTTCGATGTGCCACCAGGCGGCGGTTTCTTTCCAAATATCAAAGCGGCTTAATGAAGGGTTTGGTTTTCTGAATAAATCATAAATTTGTCCATGCGTAATATCTTCCCCCTCTCTTTTTATTGTAAAATCGGCTCTTGCGAGATTACGAATAAGTATCGAAACGGCGATATTAACCCACGCATGGACAGAGTAACTGTCGCCTATAGGTGGTTCATTACAAAAATTAGTAAAATAATCATCAATCGTCAAGTATTTTTTGTCTTGGATATTATTTTCAGACTTTTGAAGGTAATATTTTTTCTTGCGGTTGAAAATACTCAATTTAGTATTACCCCCTGTTGAACATCGCTGAATATCGCATAACGCAAAGCGTCAAGGTAATGGTCATTAACTTTGACTATTTGCCCCGCTTCATCACGGCAATAGTCCCATATTTCGGACAGTACACCAGTACAATTTTCCGACACAAAGAATTGATTGCGTTCAATTTTGGCATTTATGAAATCAATACCGCTGTCTACGCTGTTATTGGCTTTAGTGCCGCCGGTAACTTCCTGTATACGTTCCCCACCCGCAGGGTCGCAGTAAACAGGCAAGCCCATACCATGAGGACAATCTAATAAACCTCTTGCGGTTAATTCCTCATTAAAAGATTGTGTAGTCATGTTGTATGCGCCGTAATCGCCGATAACGTATACCACATCACCAACCCACGCTATTTTTACAAAAGTTATATTAAGTCCGAAGTCCTGTCCGGCGGCGTATCGGTCAAATTCTTTTGGCAAGTCAGAAGTTTTAATAATCATGCTATCGTCAAACTTGTCGTAAATTACTCCCTCTGCTTTTACCCAAAGCCCATTCTTAAATCGTGCTTTTTGCTTTTCCGGCAGCGTATCCAAAATGTCGGCAATATAATCTTCCGGCAGATTGTCTATGTTATCTTGCGGATTAAGTACCATTGATTGATAAAGTTCAGGTTTCTCTAATGGTTCACCAGTTAAAAATGTTTTTTTCAATACAAAAATTTTATAAGCCCAATGCAAAGGCGAACCCGGATTGCAGTCATACAGAAACAGATTACGACAGCCCTTAATCCGCATTGCCAAGCGGGAGTAGGCAGTAGTAACCGCAACATAACTTAATTGTGAAATTTCATTGAAGTAAATCGTGTTGTACTCGTGTCCCAGAATTTTGTCCGCTTGCTCTCTATCACCAAGCCCACCAATCCAAATTTCCGAGCCGTTATAAAGAGTAATCATACTTTCATGGGCTAAATATGAATAACCGTTTTTTCCTACAGTATTGTCGAGCCACGGTATCAGCGTTTCCCGCAGTACCGATGAACGAGCGTCTTTAGCCCTATATCTGCAAATCAAATGGCGGCTTCCGGCGTAAAACAACGCCCTAAAAATTATCACCATCACCAGTACCGTAGTTTTTCCGCTCCGACTACCGCCAAACAGTAAAATGTGTTTTGCCCCTGTCTTTATTAACGCAAGGGCTTTACTCTGAATTTTTGTTGGCTTAAAAACTACCGTAGTCCCCATTCCTCATTCCTCATTTTTTACAGCCCGTTAAATTCAGGGGCAAAATTAAACTCCCCCTGTGTCGTTTCAGGCTTACTGTTACCCGATACCAGCCCCGCAGCGTCCCGCTCCGCTTTAACCGCCACCTGCACCCACTCCGATACCGCACTCTGCGACAAATCGGCAGGGTTCATTCCATCAAGTTTTTTACTCACCACATCAAGCATTTTTCCGGTTACTTCCCGCTGTTTTTCCCCCTGCGCCTCGATAGTTTTCCGCAGTTCCGCCTGTTTCAGTTTTTCAAGGTAGCGGTCATGGTCTGCCGCCCGTTCCCGCCAGCGATAAGTAGTAGACCAGTTCCGCCACACTTTGTATTTTTTGCTTTGAGCAGTAGCGTCTTTTTCAACACTCTCAACCGCCTTTCGGATATTCCTCTCCGCTCTCAAGTCTCGATAAGCGCAAAAAGCGGCATAAGCCAGCGGGGACTCTCCGCCTAAACGCTCCCAACTTTCAAAAGGCAGCACCTCTGCCTTTGCCTCCTCTATTGCCCTGTCAATGTCGTTCATACTTTTGAACCCTCATTTTTTGCCTTGCTTGCAACTACAACTTGTTTTCTGCTTTCCAGCCATGTTTCAATCTCATCAAGTTTGTATCTGACATTCCGGTTAATCTTGTAACAAGGGATTTCCTTGTTCATTGTCAAACGCCGAATAGACGTTAGAGACAATTTGACAAACTCTGCCACTTCCATTGCCGTCATATAGTTTCCCATTCGTACCCCCGGTACATACCCCAATCTTCCTTAACTTCCAAAAAAAGGTTTTTAGGTAAATTTGGAAAAAATCACCGTTTTTGCTCATTTTTTTTATTTGTTTCTTGAATTGGGGTTTTCGTGTTTTCAGTTGTGGAATACACAATTTGCACCACATGACCGTTATACAAATTGACAGAAACCGCTACAGAGCCATACAATAAACCCTCAGCATTACTCAACAAACGGGCTACAATTTCCTCTGTTTTGCTCTGATTCATACGCCATAATCCCCCATATTTTTTCAAGCCAACTTAAAGCAGGTACTCTATAAAAAAAGATGGAGTATTGAGCCAATAGAGGTTTTAGGTAAATTTGGAAAAAAGAAGGATTTTAGAAAGGTTTCTTAACTGATACTTGACTGATACTTTTTAGCCTTGACTGATACAAAACTGATACTTTTTCAGGAATTTCTTCCCTGCTTGACATTTTTTGTTGGTATGCTAAGATATGTATTGATACGTCATGGTTTTTTCTGAACACGTAATTCCTTACAGGATAAAGAGTTACATGATTTTGGAAAAACTATGGTATGTCTTGAAACGTAGAAGTTTCTTGCGGCCTTGGTGGAACTGGTAGACACGCCAGCTTGAGGTGCTGGTGCCGAGAGGCATGGAAGTTCAAGTCTTCTAGGCCGCAAAAAGTATCTTTGCTAAATATCACTCTCAGTCGCCGGCTTGCCCATATCCCTGTTGCGGATTTCCGCGCGGCGGATTTTGCCGTTAATTGTTTTGGGCAATTCACTGACAAACTCAATGACCCGCGGGTATTTATAGGGCGCGGTGTTCTGTTTAACAAAGTCCTGCAATTCCTTAACCAGCGTGTCGGAAGCCTGGTAATTTTTGGCAAGCACAATGGTCGCCTTCACGTTGAAACCACGTATCGGGTCGGGTATGCCGGTTACCGCCGTTTCGGCGACAGCGGGGTGCTTCAACAACACGCTTTCCACCTCAAAAGGCCCGATACGGTAGCCTGATGATTTAATAACGTCATCGTTGCGCCCTACATACCACAAATAGCCCTGTTCATCGTAATACGCCAGATCGCCGGTGTGGAAATATCCGTCATGCCACGATTTATCGGTCGCTTCGTTATTTTTATAATAACCCATAAACAAACCGACCGGACGGCGGAGGGTTCCCGGTTGAGGGTGTTCGGCCTTCATGCAGATTTCACCGGTCGCGCCCGTGGGTACTTTGCTGCCGTCCGCGTCGAGAAGCGCGATGTCGTAACCGGGGATTTCCATGCCCATTGAACTGGCGTGCGGTTCGGTGAAAGGGTACAGCGTTCCGCAGCAAATGGTTGTTTCCGTCTGCCCAAAACCTTCGTAAATGTTCAGCCCGGTCATCGTCTCCCATTTTTTGAACAGGTCCTGGCTTAAAGCCTCGCCCGCCGCGGTGCAGTGTTTCAGGCTGGAAAGATCATAAGAGGGCACGTCCTCGTTCATGATGAAGCGGTACATGGTGGGCGGCGCGCAAAAACTCGTTACGTGATATTTTTCGAGAGCTTTCAGAATATCGCGCGCGTTAAATTTTTCAAAGTCATAGGTCAGGACAGCGCATTCTCCCAGCCACTGCCCGTACATTTTGCCCCACAGTGATTTGAGCCAGCCGGTATCGGAAATGGTAAAGTGCAGGCCGCCTTTTTCCACACGATGCCACAATACGCCGGTTGCCAAATGGCCGAGGGGGTAGGTGTAATCGTGCGCTACCATTTTGGGATAACCCGTAGTGCCCGATGAAAAGGACATAATCATTATATCCGACGCGCGGGTGGCTTCCGAACCGATAGGCCGCTGCCACACATCGGAAGCGGCTTCCAGTCCGGCTTCAAAATCGAGCCAGCCGTCTCCGGCTTTTTTACCTTTGGTTACCGCCTTGATTTGTATCGTTTCATAT